TATGCAAGGTGTGGTGGGGTGGTGGTTTAGGTTGAAGTGTGGTGTGGAACAAGGTGTGGTAAATCGGAGGGTAAACAGATGAAGCAGACCAAAAGACAAAAGAAGTCGGATCGCATATTGCATGGCAATCAGAACAAAGATGCCATCATGTGTGATTACGCAGTTGCCCCGGTTGACAGGCTGGTGATTGAGATGGATCGAAAGTGGGGAGTGGACAGGCTGCCCGAGCTGGTGAGCGTTGAGATGGCGCAGAAGTATGGCAGTGCGGTTGCTAAGATGAATGCAGCTCTGGCAGACAATGATGTGGAAGAGTGCAGGAAGCGCTGTGAGGTTGTCGTGCGGGGGTTGCAGGCAATGGATGCAGAAGCCGAGCGTGTGGGCGCTGAGAAGGCGTGTACGGATGTCTGGGAGGTAGAGATAGACGGCAAGCTGTTTGGCATCATGCGTGACGGTAGAGGCTGGCGTGCGATCAAAGAGCAGCGGCCTGAGTTAGAGCTGCTGACGCTGCGAGAAGTTGCGTTGGCGTATCGTTACTTTCGGGAGCATTGGATGGGTGAGCTGGAGAAGGCTGCCAAGCAATCATTCCCCGGCGCAGAAATGATCGACATCAAAGGAAAAACATTTGATGATCCTATTCCATTCTGATAGCGTGGTGGCACTTGATAGCGCAGAGCTTTACCCATTTCCTTCTGCGCAATCTGCCTCACTGAACTGGCCCAGCATTGCGCTGGGCCTTTTTTGTGGTACAGTTGCAAAAAGACATTGAGGGATAACATGGCAAAGAAACCTGTAAAGATTGACGCAGACCTGATGCACAAGATTGCAGACAGGTTGGCTATTGGTGAAACGCTGAAGGACATATTGAAGTCCAGCAACATGCCGACATACCAAGGCGTGATGCAGGCTGTGCTGCGAGATGAAGAGCTGTACGAGATATATCGTCGGGGTCGCGTGATGCAGAGCGAGTACCACACAGACCAGATCATCAAGCTGGCACAAGAGCCGTTGCCTGCGTTTGAGGATAACAGGCTAGCCAATGCAGAGGTGCAGCGGCGCAGGCTTGAGATCGACAGCTTGAAGTGGACGCTAGCACGCAACATGCCGTGGGGTGTACGCGACAAGAAAGAGGATCAACCGCAAGCCCAGACGTTTACAATCAGTTGGGCTGGCGGTGATGTTGCTGTCAATCCAATGGTTGATGAAGAGCAAGAAGACAGCAAGCAGGCGACGAAGCATTGATGTCAAATTATGTGTATACGACACATCTTGACGTTGACAGCTACGCGCGTGAGCCGGGCTGGCTGGACTGCCTCGGAGCCGGGGCGATCAGGCAGGGCAACCACTACATCTTGTGGTTTGCATTTACTGCATGGCTCGGTCTGATATTTTCTGTAGCAATAACAAAGGCTTACAAAAGTTTTAACATAATAGCTATTATACGACTGGCAATAAGCTATGCATTTTGCGCAACCCGGCACCCCCACCCCCCGAAAAACCGCCCGCCGCTATATGCGTATATAACACCTATGGGAGCGGGATGTTGATTGAGCCTCTGACTGCCGAACAGCATGCACTCCTAAACCACCTAAGCGCCTTACGCCACGGCATCCTCGTATCACCCTCGGTGTCAAAGCAGCTCGAATGCGCGGTGTTGCTTATTGATGTATACGAGGCTATCTTGGAGAAACACGGGATACTGATTTACGAAGATCAGGAAGAGGTCACAGAGCATTGACGCATATTGAGATACCGTATGAGCCGAGGGAGTTGCAGTTAAAGCTGCACAACGAGATGTCGCAAAAGCGCTGGGGTGTTGTTGTCTGCCACCGCCGCTTTGGCAAAACGGTCTGGGCGATCAATCATATCTTGCGGGATGCCTTGATGTCGGCAAGAGACAACCCCCGGTTTGCCTATATGGCACCCACCTATCGTCAAGCGAAGAACGTAGCGTGGGATTATATAAAACAGTTTGCAGGCAAGATCCCGAATGTGAAGTTTCACGAGACTGAATTGCGGTGCGATCTGCCAAACGGCGCGAGAATATCGCTGCTTGGTGCTGAGAACCCAGACAGCCTGCGCGGTATTTACCTTGATGGCTGCGTGATGGATGAGGTTGCCGACATGCCAGAGAACGTGTTTCCTGAAGTGATCAGACCTGCGTTGTCGGATCGTAAGGGGTGGTGCGTGTTTGTTGGTACGCCGAAGGGGCATAATGCTTTCTTTGATAAGTATGAAGAGGCTGCGGGGAACCCAGATTGGTTGGCGGCTGTGTATAAGGCAAGCGAGACAGGCATTTTGGATGATGAGGAGCTTGAAGCTGCCCGGGTGATGATGACTGCCGATCAGTATGCGCAGGAATTTGAGTGTTCGTGGAATGCGAATGTTCCGGGTGCTGTGTATGGCAAGGAGATGGAAGCTGCGCAGATAAATGGTCGGATTACGAATGTTCCGTATGATCCGAGTGTTCGGGTTGACACATGGTTTGATCTGGGCGTTGGCGACAGCACTGCGATATGGTTTACGCAAACAGTTGGGCGTGCTATACATGTTATAGACTTTTACGAAGCCCGGGGTGAGGGTTTGCCTCACTACTGCAAGATTTTAACGAGCAAGGGGTATCTGTATGGGGATCACAATGCCCCGCATGATATTGAGGTTCGGGAGCTTGGGTCTGGGAAGAGTAGGAGAGAGGTTGCCTGGGATCTGGGGTTGAATTTTAGAGTTGTTCCTAAGTTGCCAGTTGAAGATGGAATACATGCGGCACAGATGCTTTTGCCGCGTGTGTGGTTTGATAGAGAGAAGTGCAAGCATGGCTTGGAATGTTTACGGCAGTATCACCGGGCGTATAACGAGCGCACTAGGAGCTTTAGGGCAGCGCCTGTCCATGATTGGTCGTCGCATGCTGCGGATGCTTTCAGGTATTTGGCAGTTGGTATTCGAGAAGATAGAGGACGCATGGCTGCGCCTCAAGCAAAAGCGGTGATGGATTATGATCCATTTGCGGCGTAAAGATGGTTGAGTACTGGGAAGCTGGCTCGGAAGATTTTGGATTAGTGCATCAGCTTGGCTTATTGATGCATCAAGAAAGCTCATATTCAAAATTAAAGTTCAGCAAAGACAAACTGCTTGATACATTCGGCATGTATTTACACGACGATAATAAAGTCGTGTTTATTGCTGTTGATGGTGATAAGCCTTTGGGATTGTATGCTGGATACATTTCTGAGTATTATTTTAGCGAAGAACTTGTTGCAAACGACATTGCGTGGTTTGTTGTTCGTGAAAAAAGAGGAACACGAATTGGTTTGCGTCTTTTGGACTGCTTTGAGCATTGGGCAAAAGAGAGAGGCGCATCAGAAATTAGGATAGGTTATAGCACTGATATAAACCCTGCTGCATTTGATAGTTTGATGAAAAAACGCAAATATAGTATGGTGGGTGCAAATTATCGTTTGGAGAGCTAGTATGTTTGGCGTTTTTAGGCATTTAAACTTTTGGGGAACTATTGTTTCAGCCAAGGATAGTGGAGGCGGCGGCGGTGGTAGTGATGACAAGCCTGCCCGCCGTCCTAGCGGTGGCAAGGGAACAAAGCCAACAGTCAAAAGCACTGTGTCTAGTTTAGCGACTGACATTAAGATGGGGCTGTCCACATTTGGTCAAAGCAAGGAGCAGCAGGCTCAGACTTTTCGTGAACAAGGATATAGCGAAAGAGCGATCCAAAGTTATCAGGAGCGGTCTGCGGCTTCTTTGGCGAAAGCTCAGGCTGAGATGGATAGAATTTCCAAAAGCGACAGCAAGCCTGCTCCTGTGCCACCGCGTTCACCGGGGCCAACGCCAAAGCCACCAGTTATAATAGATGAGCCAGAGACTGTATTGCCGCCAGAGGTTGACGAGCCATTAACGACTGTTGAGGATATTTCAACGCAGACATTTACGCCTGCTGCTGATTTTTCTCCAGACGTTTCTGTTGGTCAGGCAGAAGACGAAGCTCTGGAGTTGATGAAGAAGGGTCGCCGGGCAACAATTCTAACAAAGGCTGGCGGGTTGCTTGGCACTGGCGAGGAAGAGGGTAAGACCCGCCGCCGCCGTTCATTGATTGGATAGTGTTATGCTGATTGAGAAAAAGAAGCTGACGAATATAGCTGGTTTGATGGGCGGCAGTGCTGCCCAGCCTGCCGCGATGTTGGGGCAGGCGACAGTTGATCCGTTAGAGCGTGCGCAGCAGAAGATGGCTGGACGGACGCAGGGCGGCGTTTTGGCTGGGGTTCGTGACCCTAAAGTGCGTCCTAAGCGCACATTAATGACAAACTATGGGATAGGCTAATGGTACAAGTTAATCCGCTCGTTGCGCGTTTGGACAAGAGATATAAGACGTTGCAATCGCAGCGGTCTAACTGGGAGAAGCATTGGCAGGAGCTGGCAGATTTTATGCTGCCGCGCAAGGCTGACATTACGAAAAAGCGGACGCAGGGTGACAAGCGAACTGAGCTGATTTTTGATGGCACGGCGATCCATGCTGTTGAGCTGTTGGCCTCTAGCCTGCATGGCATGTTGACATCGCCCAGTACGCCTTGGTTTTCTATGCGGTATCGTGATCCGGGCTTGCAGCGTGATGATGCTGCCAATGAGTGGTTGGAGCTGTGCATGGATCAGATGTACCAGCATTTTAATCGCTCAAACTTTCAGCAAGAGATCCATGAGCTGTATTATGACTTAGTGGTGTTTGGCACTGGCGCGTTTTATGTTTCTGCCGAGCCAGATGGTTTGCGGTTTGCATGTCGTCACATTGCAGAGATTTGTATTAGCGAAGACCCTGATGGGCGCGTTGATACAGTGTATCGAAAGTTTAAATTGTCTGCGCGTGCGATTTCAATGCAGTTTCCTAACGCAACATTGCCAAAGACTGTGGCAAAAGACTTAGAAGACGATCCGTATAAAGAGCATGAAGTCATACATGCTGTGTTTCCCCGGGCAGAGGCGAGAGGCAAGCTGGCGAAACAAAAGCCTGTCGCGTCTGTTTATTACTTAGCCGACAATCGGGAGCTGCTGTCAGAGGGCGGCTTTGATGAGTTTCCGTTTATGTGTCCGCGATTTGTCAAGGATAGCGTAAGCACTTATGGGCGTTCGCCTGCTATGACTGCCCTGCCTGATGTTAAGATGCTTAACAAGATGTCGGAAACGACAATCAAGGCAGCGCAAAAGCAGATTGACCCGCCATTGATGGTGCCTGATGATGGATTTATGATGCCAGTGCGTACAACGCCAGGCGCATTAAACTTTTACCGCTCTGGCACAAGGGATCGTTTGGAGCCGTTGAACATCGGCGCAAACAATCCTTTGGGCTTGAATATGGAAGAGCAACGCCGCAATGCTATTCGGCAGGCGTTTTATGTTGACCAGTTGTTGTTAGGCCAAGGAGCCAACATGACTGCGACAGAAGTATTGCAGAGGAATGAAGAGAAAATGCGGCTGCTTGGGCCTGTTCTTGGTCGCCT